TGCGCAGAAGCGTGAACAGTTCGGCACGGATGTTGACCCGATTGACGTGTTTAACGAGCGTCACAGCGTCGCTGACATGCTGCTGAAGTATGGCTACGAGCAGCAAGGCCGCAGCCCGCACTATCGCAGCCCGTATCAAACCAGCGGCTCATATGCGACGAAGGATTTCGGTACGCATTGGGTGAGCCTATCCAGCAGCGATGCAAGCGCCGGAGTCGGCATGGCTAAGGGCGGCGATTTAACATATTGTTTCGGTGATGCCTTCGATCTTTATGCGCACTTCGAACATGGCGGCGACATGAAGAAGGCGGTGCGTGAATATGGCGCTGAGATCAGGCCGTCGCCGTTTGAAAAAGCAAACAGCGCCAACCTCGATGACTTCGAGGAGGCGGAGACAACCACTGAGACAACAGAGCCAGCAGAAGTAGCGGAAGTAGCAGAAGTAGCGGCCCAGCCCGATCCTGAGATGGCATGGCCGACGCCGTTGTCAGAGTTCGACAGCAGTAAGCTGCCTGTGCGCCAGTGGGTTTACGGCTTTGACTACATTCGCGGCTATGTGAGTGTGCTGGCGTCGGCAGGCGGCATCGGCAAGACAAGCATGGTAATCGTTGAGGCGCTGGCAATCGCAACCGGGCGACCACTGCTCGGCACAGAAGTCAAAGAGCAGACGAATGTTTGGCTGGTGAACCTAGAAGATCCGCGCGTTGAAATTGAGATGCGTGTGCTGGCTGCAATGCAGGAATATGGCGTCACGCCAGATGAAGTGCGTGGCAAGCTGTTCATCGACGGCGAGGATACGTTCAACGTCCTGTTGGCGGCTGAGACGCGCGACGGCATACAGACGAATGACGATATGCTGTCAGCGATGACAAGGAAGATCGAGGAGAACAACATCGGCGTTGTTGTGTTTGATCCGTTCGTCAGCCTGCACCAAGTCAACGAGAACTCGAACAGTGGTATCCAGACAGTCGTTGCGCTTCTGCGTAAGCTGGCACGCGATGCCAACGTGTCTGTGCTGCTCGTTCACCATATTCGCAAGGGGAACGGCGAGGATGCAACCATCGACAGTGTGCGTGGCGCTGGTGCGCTCATAGGCGCTGCACGGGCTGCACGGGTTATCAATAGGATTGCAGAGGATGACGCAGTTAGAATGGGCGTTGACCCAGCGTCTGCGAAGGGCATCTTCCGAGTTGACGATGGCAAGTCTAACCTAGCACCGCCAGCAGAGAAGGCCGTCTATCGGCAAATGAAAGGCGTGCAGATCGACAACGGCGAGTGGATCGGCGTGGCAGTCGAGTTTAAGCTGCCTGACCTGTTCGAAAACATCACAACGAAGATGACAAGAGCTTGCCAAGATATTGTCGGCGGAGCGGCTCAGAATGAGAAGCCGTATCGGCAAAATCCGCAGGCGAAAGATTGGGTCGGCCATGCCATCGGCCACGTCATCGGCATCGACACGGGCGACAAGGCTGGCAAGCAGAAAATGGGCAGCATACTCAAGCAGTGGTATGCGACCGACGTGCTGCGTGTTGAGAGCCAGCCGGATGGAAGAACGGGGCGAGAAGTGCCGTGCGTCTTTGTGGGCGAGTGGATTAGCTGGGAGGAAATGTGATGCCTAATATGTCAGAAAACCACCGTGATATTTATGCAACCACACCCAAAATAGGTGTGGTGTGGAAAGGTGTGGAAGTGTGGATAAAATCACTGCAAACACACTTCCACACCACCACCCCTTTAGGGGTGTGGGGTGTGGTGTGGTGTGATTTAGGTGTGGTGTGGTGTGGAGATTTAGGTGTGGAATTTGAAGGACTGTGACGATGGTTAAAAAGGGTCCGCCGAAAGGCAAGCGCAAGCCGAAGGGCTTTGACGCCAGTAGCCATCAGGACACGAAGGTTTACACCAAGGCAGTCACGGCAGCGACACGGGGGTTCAATCAGGTTTACCGCCAGATGATCGAGCGGTGGGGTGACAGCTTCTGGCAGTATGTGCCTGCTGAGTGGTCGCTGGCCTATGACAAGCTGCTGGATGAGTTGCACACTGCGATGGAAGCTGATGACGCGGCAACGGCGGCGAAAGTGAGTGATCGGATGGCAAACGCGCTGAAAGCGATGAATAAGCGTGCGCAAGATGCTGGTGGCGATCCGTTGCCGGAATGGGTGCGCTGCTGCGAGCATGGCGGTCGGATTTATGCTTTCTGCGGTGAAGGTGATATTCGGCAGTTGCGGGCAGAGCATCCAGAGTGGATCATACACTCGCTGCAAGAGGCGGCGGTGATGTTTGATAAGTTTTACGAGCAGACCTTCGTTGCGGCAGTTGTTGACCAATTCCCGGCTGCGCAGGTAAAACAGGCTAAAGTGTATGATGACCCGATTGAACTGTGAAAAGGAGAAGTGAGATGAAAAGTTACAAGGTATGGCGCAGCGGCTTTGTGCGGCGCTGGCATAGCAATCCAGATTTAGCACACACGGCACAAACGAACGCACAGCATCAATGGGGCTGCGCAGTGCTGGCGATGGAGCTATTCCCCGGCGACTATCAGTTGCTGAAAGCCTGCCTGCTGCATGATGCGGGCGAGGTCTATGTTGGCGATGTCAGCGGACCTGCGAAAGAGGCTGAACCTGATCTGCGGCGGTTGCTGCGGCGGGCCGAGAGCAAGCAGATGGAAGATATGGAGATCGACTATCTGCGACATGATGCGCTGAAGTTTATTGACCGTCTGGAGGCGCTGCTGTGGGTTGCCCATCATAATCAGAATTTGCTGGACACAGATGAGTGGTGCGAGCAGCGAGAGTGGATGTGGCAGGCGGCGGTGCGACTCAACGTGCATGAGAAATATGCAGAAATCATCAAAGAGGCATTGGGCAAATGAAGGCAAAGATACTGATCACCGATCAAACCGAGAAAGGCAGCGGTTTTGCCACTGTCATCGAGGGCCAGCATGTGGGCGAAGTTGTGTTTATCGCGGGCAAAACCATGAAGGCGTCAGAGACAAGCGTGGGCGACACGGTGATGGCCGAGCTTGTGCCGAATAGGCCTGAGATGAAATCAGAGGTGCCGTGGTTCTCGCCGTTCATCCAGCGTGATGACGCCTCGCAAGTTGATGTAGAGGCCGTGAGAGCCGCGCTGAGTGCATTTGACTACCCTGTGACTGCCGAGGATGCGGGGATTGGTCTACCTGCACTCTACGCGGCGCACAGCGAGGCTCAGGTGGTAAAGGTGGTTGCCTATCAGTCACCGACTGCCAAGCCTGTTGTGATGTGGGCAGCAAGCATGGAGGTGGTGTGATGAGATATGACAACACGCGCAGCACGGTGCTGGCAGAGGCGATGGACCTGATCACAGGCGATCGGGAGAAAGACTACGGCACGCCGCAGGATAATTTCCGGCGGATCGCGGACGGCTGGTCTGTTATATTGGATTGCGATGTGTCACCGGATCAGGTGGCGCTTTGCATGGCGTGGCTGAAGATTGCGAGACTGGTGAACGGTGCGCACATGGACAGCTACATTGATGGCGCGGCCTACATGGCGTTGGCTGCGGAACTAGCGGAGAAAAGCGATGGGTAAAATCCAGCGTCAACAGGTGGCGAGCCTGAAGGAAAATCACGAGGAACTGATGGAGGATATTGCCAGCGGCATGAAAGTCGTTGACGTGTTCGAGAAGTACAAGGTCGGCCGGCGTGCGTTCTACAAGTATCTGGAGAGCGAGCCGGGCATCTACGAGGAATATCACAAATGCAAGAAGATCGCGGGCCATGTTTACGCTGCGAGGGCATTGCAGGCAGCTGAGGAAGCAGACAAGGACAATGTGAACGTAAAGCGCTTGCAATCTGATGTCTACAAGTGGTCTGCTGCCAAGCAGAACCCTGATTACGATGTGCGCCAGAAGGACGTGAACGTCACTGTGAAGGTGGAAGACTTGCACGCACAGATGGCTGCAATCGTCGGCGCTCAGGCTGAGGCAGAGCTGCTTGAGCTTGATGAGGCTGAATACAGTGAAATCGACTGCGAAACGGAC